ATTATATTATTTTTTTCATTTACTATTCATTAGAAACAGCCTCCTTTATGGGGGCTTTTTTCATTAAAAAACCACCAGCAGAACTGGTGGCATAGTTAAGAAAAATAAAGTATAACAAAACTTAGAGCTTTTTGTTTAGAAAGTCTTTCAGCCATTCTTCGGCTTCTTTTTCTGTCTTTGGCGTAGGAACATCTACTTTTAGACTTTTAGGGTCGTTGTTCTTTGTTGTCATCGCCTCGCCTTGTAGATTCACGCAGAAATAACCTTTTTCTATTTTTATTTCATAGAGGTTATGTGTTCCATAGTTAGTGAAAGCAAACCCTTTGTCCATCAAAAATTCTGAAAAATTAAATGTTTTATTCATGATTATAATATTTTTACCTTTCCGTTGGATACTTCTGCTTTAAAGAGGATAACAACCCGTCCTTTGTAACTTGCTTTTGCCGTGATAATTTCTTTCCTCTTTTCTAAATCTAATTTGGTTTCTAATTGTGTTTTTATCTTAACCATTTTAAAACTTCTTCGGTTATAAATATTGGGCTTTTCCGCTGTTTCAAACTTGCATATCCGCCAGAGAGTAACTTTTCAGGGTAGTATCTTGATTTTAATAAAGCGTAAACTTTTCTTCTATCCTGTCCTGTTGCTTCACAGAATTCGGCTAAATTCATTGTTATTTTTGATGAAATGGAAACAAGGTAAGCGTATTTCATCGATTCAAAAACAGTCAAATCCGTTACTTTCCTATCTAAAATATCCTCCATTGTATCAAAAAGCGGTTTTTAAAATTTAAAATTCAATTTGCGGGGCTAAAATACTTATTTTTAAATAAATAGGCAAAGTTATTTAAAGTATTTTTGAGCATAAATAAAATTATAAATTCATGTTTGAACAAATCTTAAAGGAACTTAAAACTAAATATAAAGATTTGGGGTTAAGTGAAAATGTTTTGAAAGCTACTGCAGAGTTTTTAGGCGGAGCGGTCAAAGAAGAGAGCGAAATTGAATCCGCTGTTGCGGGGGTAGAGGGAATGTTGAAAGTCCAGCAGTCCATAGCAGACCAAAACAGAACCTACAAAGCCAAGATTGAAGAAATTGAAAAAGGGAAACCTGCTGAACCTGCTCCAAAAGAGCCAAAAGAAGAACCAAAACCAAATGATGAAATGCCAGATTGGGCAAAAAAACTAATGGAAGGCTTCACGGCAGTATCCCAAAAAGTAGAGGGCTTCGAAAAGGACAAGCAAAACTTAAGCAACGAGCAGAAATTGATTTCTAAACTCAATGAACTGGGAGTAAATGAAAACTTCTATAAACTTCAAATCGCAGGGAGAACTTTTCAAAACGATGAAGAAATAGAAACATTTGCTAACTCGGTAAAAGATGCAGAGGCTGGCTTCCTTCAACAACTAAACGACACGAAATTAGGAGATGTAAATCCTCCAAGTTTTGGCGGAAAAGACATCAAAGCAGAAGAGATAAGCCCTGATGTTCAAGCGTATATTAAACAAAAAACTAAAAACAATGAAGGGAATTAACACAGATTTCAGAAAGGGAAGACAAATCGTTGTCTTTGACCAAGTTGATGCTACCATTCCGGGCGGAGTGCATATTGACAAAACAGAAGCATCAGCAAGATTTACAGATGGAATTATTCCAGCTGGGACAGTAGTAGTTCCGCACACAAACGGAACTTATAAGCCGATAAACGCTGCGTTATCTGCAACGAATGTAAAAGATGCCGTAGGGCTTACAATGTCTGATATTGTGATAGATGACTATCCATTAGTTTCTATTGTAGTAGCAGGAATAGTGAGAGTAAATGCTTTGCCTGATAAAGAAAAAACAGGGGCTGCTTTCTTAAAGACAGCATTGCCAAGAATTACTCAAATCTAAGGAGGTAAAAACTAAAAACCATTTAAAAAACTAAAACATGAGTGTAATAAACGCAAATACGATTATTCCAGAGTTTAGAGAGGCGGATATGGGAGCAATCCTTAATTCTAATCCGCTTGGGAATTTGCAGGTTTTCAACTTTTTCCCTACAGCTTTTAGCGCAGGGCTGACATTTGGAAACTTGGAGGGAGAATTAGGAGCAAAAGTAATGGCTGATGTGGTAGCATTAGACAGTAATGTTCCTTTAAAAGGGAGAGAGTTTATCGAAAAGGTTAAGGGAGAAATTCCAAAGATTGAAGTAGGTAGGTCTAAAAACGAAAGAGATTTCTTCCGTATCAATGAATTGAGAAACGCTGTTGCTCTATATCCTAACAATGCTAACATCAAAAGCCAGCTTATCAATGCTATTTATGATGATGGTATTTTTGTAGTGGATGCTATCAATGCAAGATTGGAGCATATGGGTAAATCGCTATTGTCAAAAGGTCAATACATCGTAAAGGATGGAGTGAAAATTGACTTTAAAGTGAAAACAGAAAATGCATCTTTGGACTGGTTCTTACCTGCAAACAAGGACACATTTGACCCTATTGAGGATTTTAGAAAAGCACAGGCAGAAGCACTTAAGAAAGGATTCCGATACACTACTGCGGTAATGGATTTGGCAACTTTCAACCAGTTTGTGAAGTCTAAAAAGGTAATTGCATTTACAGCATCTTTTGCGCAAAATGCATTGGGAATTTCTCAAGAGCCTACATTGGTTCAGTTGAACACAGCTTTGGCTGCTCAAAATTTACCAACGATTACCATTTGGGAAAGTTATGTAAACGAGGAAGCAAAAGATGGAAGCATCACAGCTACCAGCGGTTGGGAACTTGGAAACATCCACTTGGCAACTTCAACAGATTTCGGTGCTACGCAATATACCATTTCGCCAGAGGCAGGAATCAACCTAAATGAAACTTCAAAAACTACTGTTAATGATTTTATTTTAGTGTCTGTATTGGGAGAAGCTAACCCAATGAGAGTGCTTACAAAGGGGACAGCATTTGCTACACCAGTGCTTAACAACACAAGACAGAAACTTATTCTGAAAACTAAACTTTCATAATGAATATAGGGGATTACATTAAGGAAAAATTAGCAACTTGGTCTGTGGATTTATCGGCGGACAGAATAGATGCCGAACTTGAAAGAGTGGGGCTTTCTTCTTCTGATGTGGTAGGGAGAGAGACTAATTTGGATTTGTTTTTCTACAATGTAATCCTTGACATTATGATGCAGCCAAGCAGTATTTCAGAGGGCGGTTATTCTGTTAGTTTTGATAAGGATGTAATCAGAAGTTATTACAATTTTCTTTGTGGGAAGTTGGGGAAACCTAACATATTGGAGCAAAACAATAGCATAAAAGACATTACAAACAGATGGCAGTAAAGCAATATCCATACAGACTAAAAGCGCTAATTCATTCTGAAGGATATTTTGATGAATCTACGGCAGAATGGACAGAAGGAACATCAGAGTGGGTAGATTTTGGAGTTTGCCGAGATGAAGGCTCAACATCCAAGAAACAAACCGAAGATGGCGAGTTTTACATTCAAACTTCTGTAATATATGCGCCAAAATCTATTAAAAACATAGACAAAGGCACAAAAGTGCAGGTTTGGAATGGGGAAGAATTGAGATTAGAGGGCAATGTTGTGAATTTTACAAAAGACCAATTACACACGAGGATATGGCTATAATACCGAGGTTTAATATGGGGGATTTTGAAAAGATTTTCCAGCACGCAGAAAGCCAAGCCGAGGAGCAGTTTATCAGAATCCTTAAATGGGTAGGCGAAAAGGCGGTAGATGAGGCAAAAGAAAGCGGAAACTATGATGACCACACGGCTAACCTCCGTAACTCTATCGGATGTGTAGTTTCAGTAGATGGTCAGGTTGTGGATGAATATTTTGAAGTTTCTAAACACGGCACAGAGCCAAGTAATGAAGACCCTTTAAAATATGGCAGAACTCTCGCTGTTGAAGTTGCTCAATCCAAAAGAGGAATTTCCCTTGTGGTAGTAGCAGGTATGAGATACGCTTCTTATGTAGAGAGTAAAAAAAAGGTGGTTTTAACCAGCGCAGAGCAGTTTGCTTCCCAATATCTGCCTAATTTATTAAAACAATTAAAATGAAGAAGACAGTATTAGATGGCAAACAATGGATTTTAGAACTGCTTTTAAAGGCTGGAATAAACAATGTTATCAGTGGTAAAATCTACAAAGATAAGCGCCCTGCTGGCAGCCAAAAAGAGGATATTGTGATAAACTCCCTTACAATGACTAATCATTTTTTACAGAATGGAGTTTTTAATGTGAATTGCTATGTTCCAATGATTGAGGTAAAGGTAAACAATGGGATAACCCAAAAACAGAAGAACACAAAACGCCTTAAAGAAATTTCAGATGCTGTTTATTCTGCATTGAGCGAGGTTTGGGAAGATGAATTCAATCTTGAGGTTGTTAATCATCAGGAATTTGAAGAAGATAATTTTAACTACTATAATTTTAGAATAAGCCTAAACGCTTATTATTAACCAATAAACTAATAATCAATATATTATGGCAAAGGAAGTAAATATCGGTATTGCTTCAATAAAAGTTGGAGATATCGCCTCTGATGGAGGCATGGGAACTGTTTTAGCACCACTGGGAGAAACAGCAGAAGATTCTTGCAAACTGACATTTGGTGACCAAGAAGAAACGGCTTTCTATGTGGAAGAGCATGATAACCCTATTCATGTGGAATACAAACAAGGAGATGTTGATTTGACATTCAACATCTATGAATATGATTTTGACACTGTGGTAAAGGTGTTTGGAGGAAGCGTAGACTCTAATGTTTATAAAGCACCTGTAGTGCCTGTAACGATTGAGAAATCGCTAGAACTAAAACCAAGAAAAGGGAAAACATTTAAATTCCCAAGGGTGTCTATCACGGCTAAATTCACTTCTGACATTGGGAAGAAAAACCTAATGGCAATAGAGGTAAAAGCAAAAGTTTTAAGCCCTAAAAAAGAGGGAGAGCCAAGATTTACGCTAAGCTAATTGTTTTTTTAATCTTTCTTTAAAGCCTGTCTGCGAGTTTATCAGGCAGGCTTTTTTTAATGTAGATATGAACGATAAAAAGTTAGAACAAGAAGAAATCAACCTGCTTTTAGATAAGGGTTTTGAAATAAAGGTTTGTGTTTTAGGAATCAAGAAAACTTTTAAATGCAAAAAGATGAGTTTAGGGCGGATGCTGAAATTATCAAACATATTCATCAAAATGGAAATGGATGAAGAACTCTTGACATCAGGGAGTTTTCAGGAGCAAATAGCTATGCAGTATCAGGCGGTAAGCAAAAACACAAAAAATGTAGCAAAAGCAATGGCGGTGTGCTTTGCAGATAATTTTCTTGTCAGAAAATTTTTAGAATGGTATTTCCTGAAAAACTATACCCCCAATGAGCTTTTAGAATTTGCTCAAAACCTTTTAAAGACTGCTAATTATGCAAATTTTATAACCTCTATCGCATTGATGAACGGAAACAGACCGACCAAAGCAAATCCGATAGAGAAGAAATAAAATCTATCTACGGCATTATGGGGCAGATATGCCATCATTACGGCTGGACATTAGATTATCTGCTTTGGGAAATAGACTGGCGTATTGTTCAAAGAATGCTGATAGACACTCCATCTTATGATTCGGAGAAAAAGGAGGGGAAAGAAGTGATAAACTATGAAGAACAGACAGCAGAAGAGCTGGAAGAATTATTCAACATGTATAAAAACTAATAATCAATGAACACAAGTCAAGGGGCTTTATATTTCGGTGCTGGAATAGACATGAACGAATGGCGTAGAAGCATTTCAGAGATGCGCCAAGATATTTTAGGTCTTACCCAGCAGACACAGAGGGAAACCCAGCAGATGGACAGCGCTTTTAAGAATCTATCAATAGGTATTGGGGCTTATTTTTCTGTTCAGGCTTTACAAGGCTTCACTCAACAGCTCATCGGTGTAAGGGGAGAGTTTCAGAAAACTGAAATAGCCTTTGGCACGATGCTCAAAAGCGAAGAGAAAGCACAGGCTCTTATGGGGGAAATGGTGGATTTGGCAGCAAAAACGCCATTTGGTTTAACAGATGTTACCGATGGAGCAAAAAGGCTTTTGGCGTTTCAAGTTCCAGCCGAGCAGGTGGTAGATACACTTCGTAGAATGGGAGATGTGGCGGCAGGGCTTGGCGTTCCTATGGGGCAGTTAATCCATGTTTATGGACAGGTAAAGGCGCAGGGCAAACTGATGACCAATGATTTATACCAATT